ACCCTGCTACAGGATACGTAGTGATTAACCCAACTGTGGGTGGAGCAGCAGGGGGTGTTGTAGAGTGGGTCTATTTCAAGTTTGAACTGGCGTACGTGTGAACAGAATATAGCCAGTCACATATAACCACCCAATGATCTTGAACCACGAAACGTAGGGAGGCATTTCTAGCAGAGCAAGCGTGCTCGCAGTTGTTGCGATCATGTAGAGCGCATCTACAACCAGCACCCACTCTGCTCCCTTCATTGTGCCATAAGTGAACATCAAATCAATGATGGAATTATGTCCTGGTGGAATCATTGGGACCACTACCTGACTGAAAAAGATATCGTGCGCCATCTGAATAGCCACGACAATCACTAGGAACGCCACCACATTGAACGGTCCGCCAATCGCGGACGCTACAATTTGGGCCAGAACCATACCGATCACGATGGAGAGGACGTCAAGGATATAAGCAACTAATCCAAACTCATCATACCACGTATTGATAGGTCCATCGCGTTCCGCAGTGTACCGCCACACAAACATACCGATAGTATCTACCGCGATCGCAGACGCTACAATGGCGAGAAGTGTACGAGCATCCCAGAATTTACGAATATCCTTCATTGTATAGAACAGAGAGATAGAAAGATGTTCGTTGTTCTGGTAGGAGGATACACCAACCACCGCGATCGATTTTATGACGAGATGGACAAGAATGATCCACGTATTGTTTGGATCAATAATCGGCGGTCCTTCGTTTACATTGCCGATCTATTCGTGAACTTTGGGGAAGGGGCGAATATTCCACTCGGAAAGAAGACAATTACATGGAGCGGAGACAACGATGAAACCCTCCAGCGTGTCTATAAAACTCTCGGTCTAGAATAATTGATTCATGTTTGATATCCTTTGGCTCTTCGTGGGGTTTCTCGTGGGCATGATTGTGACGACAATCTTTGTTCCTCCTCGAACGACAAAGAAACTAGTCCCCGACATTCGTAAACCTGATATGATTCTGCGGAACCCCAAAGTGGAGAACGGTTGTTTCCGTGCCGACGCCTACGAAGTCCAATGCACTGACGGTATTGATTTTCTAAATCAGTAATGTAATAGTCATGGAGATCAGCAGAGTGATGAAAAAACCCGAAGCAAACTACTTTTTCTCCTTTGTGATTGGATTGGGGATTGCTGTCCTGATGTTTCATCGTCCACAGACAGAAGTTGATGTACCTGCGATACCAGTTGATGAACTGAAAAAGATGGTGACAAGAGTGGATGGAAAGTGCTATCGTTATAAAGTGGAGGATGCGTCGTGTCCCGACGCGAGACTTTCACTCTAGATACTATAAAGAAATGGACGCAACCCCTCTAGACCAGCTGATGCCCCCTGGAGGTTCGCAGCAGCCTGCAATGTCCCTGCCGTCCGCAACAACATATCCGCAGATGGTCACTCCTGGAACATCGTCCGCAATTTATACTCCTCCCCCGCCGTCCCAGACTGCTCCGATGAACCCTTATGCTGCCAAGACGGTTCTTAAGAGCATTATGACGTATGTTTCGGTCTTTGGTGCAGTGTTTATTGTCTCCCTAACCCAGGTCCAGTCCCTCCTTCTCCGCTACATTCCGAACTCGTATGCGGGGTCGGGTGTTGTTTCGCTCACAGGTGCCGCGGTTCTCGGGGGCCTTGGCGCTGTTCTGGTCTATATTCTCCAGACGCTTCTCCAGCCCCTGGTGTAGCGTAGTAAAATTCATATTCGCAAATCTCGCGATGCTATATAATGTCCGAGCAGGTAGAGGCACTTATTGCTCCCTATCGAACCCGAACTCGGGGACCAGCATACGATCCAATCGCAGTCGTGTTTGATCGTATTCTTCTTGGCCCTGGAGGACACATGACTCCTCGCTTTATGCGTATTTATTCTGTGACAAACATCATCAACTGTGCAGACGATACTGCATGTCCTTTTTGGGCCCGTCGTCATCTAGGTCCTCGGTATATTAGTTTGGGAGCCGAAGATACCGAGCATACCGAAATCATCCGCGATTTCTACCCTAAGTTTGAGGAGACTATGGACAGGTTCTTACGGGATCCGCAGTGTCGCAATGTGTATGTTCACTGCCACGCAGGAATGAATCGGTCGGCCACTCTAGCCATTGCCTACGTTCATCGGCGTTTCGGTATACCGATGACGAAACTAATCGAGTCTGTGGCCCGTCAGCGCCCATGTATCCTCACCAACCCTGCCTTTCAGCGTCAACTGGTAGAATTTGCGTCTCACCCGAAGAAATAAGAAGAGGTGGTTAGCATGTGGGCAAATGTTCAGAGCTCCATCCTAAAAGTAAACGATAATCCTGTTGGTGCCGTCAATGCGGGCATGGATACAGTATTGGGTCCATCCTTCGATTACCTCCAGACTATTCGGTCCCCCGCAGAGAAAGGAGTATCGTCTGACGGATCGTTTGACCAGGTGTCTACCAATATTGGAGCAGTGTCTGGATACGTGAACAATTTAATTGTGGGTCCCAAAGTCGGAAATCAGTTTTTTCGGGATACGGGGGGATACTGCAAGGCACCTGGTGGAAGCATTGTGAAGCGGTCAACGTATGTCAACAATTATCTGGGTGGAGACGATGCCGCTGGAATTCTTGGAGAAAGTTTTCAGAGGGCAGTTCAAGGATCGGGTCTGGATGGCATTATTCCTGGTATGGGTGGAGACTTGGCATCGATGAATCCTCTCAAGATTATGAACGGGCTTGTAGCCGACGGGATTCCTCGTTGCGAAGCGTATACGTGTCCAGTGGTTGACACAAACGGACAAATCAATACTTCCGACACTCAGTTCCTGACACCGTCGCTCGAATTGAATATGGGTCTTCCTCCGCCTAGAGCAGGGTGCCGCCCAGCGGCCGATCAGGGGACATTCGAGCGCCGCGCGCACAAGGTTGCAGCAGATGAAGAGATGCGGAGAGCAAAGGCGGCGGCAGAACAAGAGAAGTTGCGCGCAAGCACGACAAGGACGGAAAGGTTTGCAGATTACGTCCCTGATACTTACTACGCTACACCGCTCATGAAACTTGAATATGCAGACCCACTTGCTTACGCTCTATGGGGAGTCGCCCTAGCATGCATTGTTGCCTACATTGCCACGAAATAACGAAATAATGGCTTACAGGTGGTCAACCCAGATTCATAATAGTTTAGTAAAGATGTCTTCGGACGTGTTTAAGGTGAAGAAGTCTCGGGAAGGAGGAGGAGGAAAGAGGGACCAGATTGGAACGCTGGATTCTCTTCATGAACGCCACATTGACGAACTCCAACAGAAAACAACAGATGAAGCAATTGCGGCTCTGGATGAACATATCCATCAACTGAAGAATGATCTGTCAGGAATATTTGATCCATTCGAGTTCGGCGATGTTATGCGCTCTACACGGCTACGTAAAGATTTGGAGAGTCTGGAAGACGAAAAGGCCCGCGCAGTTGAAAAGTATGATATTCAGAAATATTACTTGGATAGTGGGGATATCATGCTGGATTACTATGCCCCCGTAGTGAAGAAAACTGTGTCCAAACTCGATGTGGGAGGAGCGCTTTCAGGAACATTCGACAAGCTGTTTTCCGTCACCGAAACAGCCGCAGGACCGTCGAAGAAGAAGATGTTTGACGAATATATGTCTCGTCGCGGTCTATCCAACGGTCTCAACATTGCGGAGAACGCGGACAATATCAAGAAGATGTCAGAGCATTGTGCACCCTGCAACATTCCGCGCGAGGAAATTACCTCGGAAGGTATTCTGGTTTGTCCCAAGTGCGGGTCGGAAGAGTATGCGCTCGTTGTTTCTGACTTCCCGAGTTTCCGTGATCCACCGAAAGAGCGAAATAATTATGCATACAAGAAGCAGAATCACCTGAACGAAATTCTTAACCAGTTTCAGGCGAAGGAAAGCACGGAGATTCCCGATGATGTGATGAACGAAGTGATCTGCGAAATCAAGAAGCGACGTATTGAAAACATTGCAGTACTGACCGAGCAGAATATTCGTGAGATCCTGAAGAAGCTGGGACGAAACAGATACTATGAACATGCTGCTCATATTTTATCGCGCTTGAACGGTAATCCCCCGCCCACTATTACGCCCGAGATCGAGGACAAGATTCGGGCGATGTTCCAAGAAGTTCAGGCTCCCTACCTTCTCTACTGCCCCGACGAGCGCCGCAATTTCCTTTCGTATTCCTACATCATTTACAAATTCCTGGAGCTGCTGGAGCTGGACGAGTATAAGGTCCACTTCCCGCTTCTCAAATCCCGCGATCGGCTGATTCAGCACGATGCGATCTGGAAGAAGATCTGTGAGTATCTGCAGTGGGAATTCATTCAGAGCATCTAATTTAGAGCCGCGAGATGCGACTCCTTCGAATACCATCCGTTCTTCCCGCTGTGGACGTCCATAATACACTTGAAGGCGTATTCATATTTCTTCCCTACCTCGAACATGTCGTACAACTTGACGGCACGTTCGTGGATATACTGACGATCAAACTTTCCGTCTATGGCGAGCTGGACACCCATGACATAATCTTGTAGCGTATGACACCGAACACCCGTCTTCAAATTCTCCACTGTCTCTGTCTGAGCACCATAATCCTGTGTCATTACAGGGGTTCCGCACATCTGAGCTTCTACCGCCACTCCACAAAAGGGTTCGATAAACATTGTGGGAGCCAGAAGAGCCGTGAGAGACCCTAGATACTCGCCGCGCTCCTTACCCGAGATAGGGGGCTTATACACAATGTTGGGATACCTCATGAACGGTTCAGGGTTTCCCTGACCGCACAGAATAAACTGGACGTGGGGCATACGTGAAGCAGCCTCCATCACAATATGGCAACCCTTACCATCGTAGATGCGGCCAAAGAACCCTACCGTATTCAGTTTTGGCGTAAGAGATAGAGGCCAGTGGCGGGCATCAAAATAGTTCGGAACGACGAACCAGTAATTCTGTCCCCACTTCCCCGACTTAGCAAGCTCGTGATGGAGCCACGCATAACTCTCGAAAATACGAAAGTTGCGAGTCGAATCGTTGTATCCGATTCCACTCTCGCATACCACCATATTGAGATCGCGAAGTGCACGATCG